AAAGAAGTATTATCAACAGGAACAGCAACTTCAAAAGCCGGTACAGACTTCATTGCATTTATGAAAAAATCAGGTCCTGCGGCTCAAGGCCTATACCAGTCAATGCAACAAACTGGAACACTTACAAAAGAGCAAGTAGTTGGATTTAGTAAGACCATGCAGGATGAAGCCAAGGAAATGGCTGACAGTCCTCTAATAACTACTCTAGCAAAATTTGATCCTGCCATGAACGATTTTGTTACCGGCATTTATAAAAATGCTGGTAGAACAAAAGATCTAGGCGAAATCTACGATGAAATAGAAAAAAATCTTAAAAATCTATCAACTAATCCTCCAAAAAATCTAATTGATCCTGCCACAGTACAAAATTTCAAGCAAGATATTAATGAAAAAGCTCTTGAAATGACAACAGCTCTTGCATCCATTGACCTAACCAAACTCAAAGACGTGTTTAACAAAGCGGCCGACATAGCAATTGAATACCTGCCCAAAGCAGTTAATCTTGCAGCAGAAAATTTTGAACTGGTAGCAGGAACTGTTCTTGGACTTAATGTTGCTGCCGGGCTTGCCACAGCAGCATTAAATGGACTGGCAATGTCAAGAGGGTTAAGCAGCATGATGGGCAATTCAACTGGCGCACCAGGAGGCCCAAACCAAAAACCCGGACAGAGCGGATCAAGAAAAGACGTAATGAAAAATGCAGGCAAGGGCGTATTTAGGAGATTTGCACCTTTGGCTCTTGCACTCAGTGCATACGAAGGAATTACAGGATACAATAACGTCCAGGATCAGGTTGATGCAGGTGAAATTACATCCTCGGAAGGAACAGTTGCTAAAACTGAAGTGGTAGGAGAAGCAGTCGGCGGCGGCGCAGGAGCACTAACAGGTGCAGCAGCAGGTGCTGCTATTGGTTCGGTAGTTCCCATAGTTGGAACAGCAATTGGAGGATTGATTGGTGGTGCAATTGGTTACTGGGCAGGAAGCAAGGCAGGATCAGCAGTTGGTGAAACTATAGGCGAAGCGATAGCAGGACCAGACACCATAAAAGAAGTTGAGCAAAGAATAGAGGATCTCAATAAGGCAATTACAGAAGACTCATTTAGCTCGGTTGGTTTTAGTTCAAAGGATGAAAAAGCAGAACTGGCACAACTACAAAAAGATTTGATACTGTTAAAACAGAGACAGGCAGAAGAAGAGAAAAAATTACTTGAAGCGGAAGGTTCTCCTGCTAATCCAGATTCAGCAACAACGTCTGATCCAGAAGCAACGAGTTCTACGGATACGAGTACCACAACGTCTGATCCAGAAGCAACGAGTTCTACGGATACGAGTACCACAGCAACAGATGCCCAAAAGAAATTGGAAGCAGAAAAAGAAGCAGCAGATAAGAAAGCCGCAGAAGAAGCCAAAAAGAAAGAAGAAGAAGCCAAAAAGAAAATACAAGACGATATTGCGAGTGCTTCTGAAACCAAGAAAACACCGGAAGAAATTATGTTAGCGTTAAATACAAACATAGAAGAATTAGTAAGTTTAACAAGATTGAGTAATTCTTTGGCACAGAACCATATTAGAGTTTCTCAAGGACTAAGCAACGATGCTTACACTGTAGGATAAATGATTGACAAACAATACATAATAATGTATAATAAGGATTAAAGATGAGTTGGAAAAAATACTTTACACCGGTTAATACCGATAACCAAAGCGGATCCTACAGTCCAATTAGCGGCGGCGGACGTCCCGGTCCTGCACGATCTAACTACTCATCCTACTTGCCTGATGTATATGCGGGCAGTCCAAATCGTATTGAAAAATACATGCAGTATGACACCATGGACATGGATTCAGAAGTCAATGCTGCACTTGATATTTTGGCTGAATTTTGCACAGGCAAAGATAAAGAAAATGCTACACCGTTCCATTGTTTCTTTAGAAATGCTCCAACAGGCGTAGAAACTAAGTTGCTCAAAGAAGCACTCCAAAAATGGTCAAAAACTCAACAGTTAGAAAACAGAATTTTTAGAATTGTAAGGAACACATTTAAGTATGGCGATTGTTTTTTCATGCGCGATCCAGAAACTAAGAAATTGCTTTACGTGGATCAAGCAAAAGTCTCCAAAATTATTGTTAACGAATCCGAAGGAAAACTTCCCGAGCAGTATGTTATAAAAGATATTAATTTTAATTTTAAAAATCTAGTAGCAACTACTCCACATGGAACTACAAACACCTCACCAAGCGGAACTTCATCATTTACTTCAGGCGGAGGATTTGGAAGAGGCATGGTTGGTGCAGTTGGTAACACACCGGGCACACGTTTTCAGAACGCACAAAACGAAGTTACTGTAGATGCCGAACACATTATGCACATCAGTTTATCGGAAGGGTTAGACAACAATTATCCTTTTGGTAATTCACTGCTTGAAAGTGTGTTTAAAGTTTACAAGCAGAAAGAATTACTAGAAGACGCTATCATCATTTACAGAATTCAGCGTGCTCCAGAAAGAAGAATTTTTTATGTTGACGTGGGTAACATGCCCGCACACATGGCAATGAGTTTCGTTGAAAAGGTTAAGAATGAAATTCAGCAAAGACGTATTCCTAGTTCAACGGGTGGCGGAACAAGTGTAATTGACGCTTCATACAATCCACTATCAACTAATGAAGACTACTTCTTTCCACAGACTGCTGAAGGTAGAGGTTCTAAAGTTGAAACATTACCGGGTGGTACTAACCTAGGTGAAATTACAGATCTGCGTTATTTTACAAACAAATTATTCCGTGCTTTGAGAATTCCTTCTTCTTATTTGCCGACTTCAATTGACGAGCAGGCAAACACAGTAGCAGATGGAAAGGTAGGAACTGCATACATCCAGGAATTAAGATTTAACAAGTATTGTGAAAGATTACAGAGCAATATCGTAGAATCGTTTGATCACGAGTTTAAATTATGGTTAGACTTTAATGGATATAATATTGATCCTAGCCTATTTGAACTTAAATTTAATCCGCCACAAAACTTTGCGGCATATAGACAGGCTGAACTTGATGCAACAAGGGCAAACATCTTTGGAACATTACAACAAGTTCCACATCTATCCAAACGCTTTGCATTAAAGCGTTATCTTGGTTTAACGGAAGAAGAAATAAAAGAGAACGAAAGATTATGGCGCGAAGAGAATGGTCAGAATCTAGTAGGCACTAGTCAGGACGCAGCAGGCGAACTGAGAACGGCTGGTATTACTCCGGGCGGTATAGCAGCAGATGCTGGAGCACAGGATGCGGAAGCACCCGAAGAAGCAGCAGCAGCGGCAGAGCAACCAGAGGGAGGAACTGGCGCAGAAACACCTGCACAGTAATAAATACAGTATGCTTCTTAGAGAATTTTTATATTTTAATGACGACATAAATGATTTTGCTGTGGATCGTAGATACGACAACAACAATGACTCATCGGTTGTGGAACTAGACGATACTAGAAAAATCAAACTTACCCTAAGACAGATTAATCAACTTCGCCTTCAAGCAGAAGCCCACGAAGCAGAAAGACAATCTGAGCTGGGTTTCATAAGTCAAATGTATGGAACACCAGTTGAGCAAGAAGAATAAAAATAAATTTACTGACATAGCCTTTGTCCTTGGAAATGGCAAGAGCCGTTTGAAATTAAACTGTGAAAAAATTTTAGAGCTAGGAACGGTGTATGGCTGTAATGCCCAATACAGAGAATTTGACCCACACTATCTTATAGCAGTCGATGTTAAAATGGTTAATGAATTAATCGAGTCGGGCTATGCTAAAAAAGGAACGGTTTGGACTAATCCTAATAAAGGAATTAAGGATCGAACCCAAATTAATCTTTTAAACCCCCACAAAGGCTGGAGTAGCGGTCCTACAGCACTATGGTTTGCTGCAAAAAACGGACATAAGAACATTTATATACACGGATTTGATTATCAAGGACTGCACGGAAAATTTAATAATGTGTATGCAGATACATATAATTACAAAAAAAGCACAGATTCTGCAACATTTTTTGGAAATTGGTTAAGCCAGACAGAAAAAGTAATAAAAGAATATCCTCACACACAGTTTTACAGAGTAATTGCAAGCGGATCGTATAT